CGGTAAAAGAGCAGGAGAAGTTCATCCGAACCACGGCCGTAAATAAGGTCCGTGAGTTAAAGCGGTTCGTCAAAGGGGTACAAGGCGGCTCGTCCGCATCCAAGACGTACTCCATCCTTGCCGTTGAGATTGACTATTGCACTAAGAATCCCTACACGGAAACGAGCGTTGTAGCCGAGTCCATCCCACACCTCAAGCGTGGGGCCATGAGGGACTTTATGAAGATTATGACCGTGACTGGGCGGTTCAATGCTGCCCGATGGAACGCCACCGACTTTCGGTACAAGTTCGCTAACGGGTCTTACATCGAGTTCTTTTCGGCTGACGATGACTCCAAGTTAAGGGGTGCAAGGAGGGACAGGCTCTACATGAACGAGGCCAACAACCTATCCTTCCACGCTTACACGGAATTGGCAGCACGGACCAAGCAGTCGGTCATCCTTGACTGGAACCCGGTCAACGAGTTTTGGTTTCACTCCGAACTGATGCAAGACGAGGACGTGGACTTCCTCATTCTAACCTACAAGGACAACGAAGCCTGCCCCAAGAGTGCAATGGACTTCATTGAGAAAGCGAGGGTCAAGGCTGAAACTTCGGAGTATTGGGCTAACTGGTACAAGGTCTATGGACTTGGTCAAGTCGGGACGCTTCAGGGAGCCATCTACGAGGACTTCGAGGTGGTGGAGGGGATAGATGTCAGCCGAGCGAAATTCGTCGCCTTAGGGCTTGACTGGGGGTTCAGTAACGACCCTACGGCCTTGGTAGCAATATACCGCCAAGGGGACTGCTTGCTCATCCAAGAACTGCTCTACTCCACGGGGCTAACCAACCAAGACATCGCAGACAAGTTGCGGTCGCTCGGCATTACAAGGGCTTGGGAAATCGTGGCGGATTCAGCAGAACCCAAGAGCATCGAGGAAATCTACCGTCTTGGCTTTAACATCAAGCCAGCGGAGAAAGGCCCCGACTCAGTTAGGAACGGGATTGACATCCTGAAACGATTTAAGTTGCAGGTTACCAAGGATAGCACAAACCTTATCAAGGAACTGCGGTCCTACACTTGGGCAACCGACAAAGAGGGCAAGAACACGGGGGTTCCGATTGATTCCTTCAACCACGCCTGCGATGCGATGCGGTATGTGGCACTTAACAAATTGAGGGTTAGCAACTCAGGGAAGTATGTTGTGGTGTAACTTTGCAGTACTAAACCCCTAAACAATGACACAGGAACAAATCAGACGATTAAAGCAATGGAATGTTGAAATCATATTCTTTGACCGAGGATGCCTTGTCAAGGTGGGATGCAAGTCATTTGCCTCTGAGAGCATTGAGGAAGCGATGGCAGAACTTGTGGCATACACCAAAGACCCGATTGGAGTTGGCAAGAAGTATGCGCCAGAGGAGTTTATTGAATTTACAAGTGCAACAAGTGCAAGGTTCAATGATGAACAAGGAACAAATCCTTGACCTGCTAATCGAAATCGGCAAGACGCTTGCAGCCGTTTTCTTCATCCTCACCCTTCTAACCCTCCTTTGGACCTTATGAAAGTCGTTCACTACTACCACATCTACTGCGGAGGCAACTGGCAGTTAATCCTCAACCAGCACATGATGGCCGTCTGCAACTATGGCCTCATCAATGTCTTGGACGAAATCCGTGTCGGCATCGTTGGTCCACCCGAACAACGCAAAGCGGTCAAGGAGGTGCTGGAAGGGTCCATGGTTGCCGATAAAGTCAAAGTCGTAGTAACCCGGACCAACGCTTGGGAGCAGGCGACGCTGACCGAAATGTACCGGGCCTCGCAGGAAGAGGAAGCCGTGTACCTGTACGCCCACACGAAGGGGGCTGCGAATCCATCCTTGACCACCCAACTATGGGGCAGGTCCATGCTATTCTTCAACGTGGTGGCTTGGGAGCGGTCTCTTCAAATGCTGGAGGGAGTCGATGCCGTAGGATGTCATTGGATTACAAAAGAACAATTCCCACACATGGCGGACCACAACAACCCCGAAGGCTATCCGTACTTTGGGGGCAACTTTTGGTGGGCCAAGTCGAGCCACATCAAGGAACTCGGTGAGCCGAAACGAGAGCAACGCTATCAAGCCGAGCATTGGATTGGGAAGAAACCCGACACCAAGGTCTTTGACTCCAATCCCGGCTGGCCTTCGCCCGAACGCTTTGTCATAACTTTTTAGCATGAAAAAACACATCGACCAACTCAAAGCCTTGGACTACTCGCACATTTACACGACTGCGGTAGAGCATATCATTGAAATCTACGAGGAAGCCAAGAAGCACAAGGGAGGCCACGCTTTAGAACTGGGTTCCTACCTCGGACACTCGACGCTCGCTATCGCCTTGGCCGGGCTTGACGTGGTGGTTTACGACACCGATACAACCGTAGAAGACAAACGCAAAGCCCTCCTATCCAAGTTCAAGGTCGAATGGAACAACCAACCGAGCCACATGGCCCTGCAAGAGGTCAGGACTTTTGACTTCATATTTCACGATTCCGACCATGGGGACGGCATGATTCCCGAAATGGTCGAACTATTCAACAAAGCCCTGAACCCCGGTGGGACGATGGTCATCCACGATGCCGAACTGCTGACGATGGTCAACCTTACGAGCCAACTGGAGCCACACGAAGCCAAGGGGTCAACGGACCAAAGGGGTCGGATGCTTTTAACTCTTTACAAGAAATGAAGGCAAAAACTTACATTTTCTGCCACGATACCGATATCGTGAAGCAATGCGAAGCCGAGGGAAGGTTCAGGGACTTCTTCCCATACACTTGGGTCATGCTTGGGTTCAAGGACTTTAGTGGAATGGCTGGGCTTGACCACATTATCGCAAGGGACGAACCCGACAACATCGAGAGCCACCGAAACCTCGTCGCTTGGACGGGGTGGTATGCTTTAGCCAAGAACGGCTACATCAAGAACGGAGATGTAGTGAACCTTTTCGAGTACGACCTAACCAAGAACGGGGACTTTGACCAACGGGCCTACTGCGCTTACTTCCGAGTCCCTGTTGACGTTGTGCCTTACTGGTCGTGTGGTGATAACTACGAGCCACACATCAAGCAGTTGACTGGAAGGGGTGCAAAGGAGTTCTATCAACCCGTCGTGCCTGTAACTTCCAATTACACGCTTACTTGGGACGATTCCTACCTTGACCTAACCATCGCTTGCATTGAGCAGAAGTTGGTCGCTATTCCCCACGTCGGCCACATTTTAGAACGAGCCTACTCGCAGAGGTTTGCTGATATCCCTTACAACGTGGCTGCATTCAAGCACGCCTTCGCAAACTCTCACGGGTTCTAAGATGTACTTAGTCGGGGTCAACTACGCAACGAGTGAATACCTTCCAGCAGCGAGAGCGCAGGCTAATCAGTACCCATTCCCAATCACAACAACCGAGGACGAGAAACGTCCGGGTAGAGGCAACAACTGGTGGAGATGGAAACCGCAAATCATCCTTGATGCTCTCTTTGACTTGCAGGAGGACGAAGCCCTGCTTTACCTTGACGCTCAAGACCTGCACGGGGATGGCTGCTTTGAGTTTGCCAAGCAATACTTGCAAGACAACCCCATCTTGTTGCATCAAAACTTCCACAACCATATCTCATACACCAAGGGCGACTGCTATGCCTTGATGGACTGCCTTCAATTCTTTAACGAGAAACCGATGCAGATAGAGGCAGGGTTCCTCGGACTATGCAAGACCGACTTCACGATTGACCTCATGTACGAGTGGTCCAAGTGGCTGCACGTTGACAAGGCCGTGAATGACGACCCAAGCGAATATCCGAACCATCCGTCGTTCATTGACCACAGGCACGACCAAAGCATCCTGACCAACCTCGCCCTGCTTAACGACCTGCCTATGGTTGTCGTTCCCGAAATCCGTTGCAACTCAAGACCCAAGTTATGGATATGAAACTCCAAGACCTAACCATCGACCAGTTCCAACGCATCGGAGCCATTGAGTTCTCAAGTGTGCTTGGGGACTACGACAAGCGAGCAGGGGTCGTCGCAATCGTTGAGGGGGTCGATATATCACTCGTGAGAGAAATGTCCGCCAAGAGCGTCCTAAAGCGTTACAAGGCCATTATCAGCGAGTGGAACGCATTGCCTGCCTTGGGTTACAAGCGAAAGTTCAAAGCCGGGGGCAAGTGGTGGATTCCGACGGTGTTCGCGGACGAGTTGACTGCTGGGCAGTTGATAGAGTTAATGGACGCAAACACCACGGACGAAAAGCAACTGCTCCAAAACCTTCACCGAATCATGGCAACCTTGTGCCGGGAAGGCGGTCTATTCGGATTATTCCCGAAAAAGTACGACGGGGCTGCCCATGCGGAGCGAGCCGAACTCATGAAGAAGCACGCCAAGGTGGGCGACGTTTGGGGCGTTGTCAGTTTTTTTTTGCTAAGTTCCGAACCCTACTTGAAAGTTTTGAGCGACTATTCCAAGCACCTGATGAAGACGGCCGAGGGGTTGACGTAAGCCCGCTTGCCGGCTACGGGTGGCTGATGGTGGTGTGGAGGATGGCAAACAAGGACGTACTGAAATTCGATGCCATCTTCGCTATGAAGGCGGTGGAGTTCCTGAACTATGCCCTCCTGATTCACGATATCTTGGAAGCCGAGAGGATGGAAGCGGAGCGGGCAAGAAGAAAGTAGTATATTTGCATTAGTCAGGTGGTGGAATTGGTTAGACCGTCCCCTCCCTTAAGTGGAAGGGGGAGACCGAAAGGTATACAGGTTCGATTCCTGTCCTGACTACGAGGTGGGTTGGAGGTGACTTCCCGCAAAGCCTAAGTATGGAACCTTCATTTATAGTCAGGTGGCGCAACGGTTAGCGCAAGATGCTTATACCATCGAGGTTACAGGTTCGATTCCTGTCTTGACTACACATTCCAGCACGGGGGACATTTACCCACATGGAAACAACCATACTTGCGAATGGCCAACCCGTAGGTAAATTCGGCAGCGGTTCGATGAAGGGCATCGACCAAACCGCTTTGGAGGGGATTGGTTCAGTTGTCGGCCCCAAAGGTGGAGGCAAGTCGCCAACCCACGACGTGCTGGTCAAGTGGATTGAACGGGTCATCGAACTTGCGAAGAAGAACCTTGAAGCAGCCAACGCAAATGCAGGGGGAACGCTATCGGCATCCATCGCCCCCGAAGACATCGAACTATCGGCAAAGCAAATAGTCGTGGCTATCATGGCTAACCCCTATTGGAAGTACGTGGACCAAGGGGTTCACGGAAGGTCATCGAGTTACATATCCGCAAGGGACTCAAAGTTCAGGTACGACAAGAAGATTCCACCACCCCAAGCCATAGCGGACTGGATTGCAAATAAGGGCATCCCGGTCGTTCCAACCTACTCACGCAAACTCAAGCGAATGCGGACCAAGCAGGAGCAGGGTTTAGTCCTTGGAAGGACAATGGCCTTTGCTATCCGTGAGCGAGGTGTCGAGGGAACCAAGTTCATGAGCAACGCCCTATCCCCCGAAATGATAGACGTTTTGGTGAACACAATCGCTGAAACTTTGGGCAAATCGGTCAGTTTAGCAACCAAACTATAAAATGGCAACAACCGTCCTTTCCGGGTCGCCTCTCGTAGCAACCCCCGTTTACAACAAGATGCTCTTCAAGGTCAGCGGTTCGCTGATTGCTCAACCCAACTACCGCTACGTCTGCGATGTGAAGAACCCAGCAGGGACGACCCTTGCCCGGCTCAAGTGCGACAAACTGCCCACCACCAACTTCGGCTTCTTTGACGTTGCCAAGGTGGTGGAAACGCTGATTGCCCCGACCAAGCCATCGCTGACCCAAACGGGTTTCGTGGACCATGCCGGGTACTATTCGGGGTACAGGCTCGACTTTATGGAGGAATACGGCAACACCCCAGTCGTGCAGACGGGGACCGTTACCACCGTCAGCGGGGTCATGGGGTTTGCAGGAAACTTGGAGCAGTTGGAGTTTCAGGACTGGAGCCTAAGCCCCTACTTCCGAATCGGGTCCTCTTTCAACTCCGTAAAACCCCTGACAACGCCATCGGCCTTCACCGTGTACCGTGGAGGCAAGGCTTGGCTTGCTATCAACGCCACCAAGTTTACTGCCGTGTCCCCGAATGACACCTACCTCGTTTCGGGCCGTGTAACCTACAAGGGAGTTGATTACGATATAGCAGTCAGCCCAAGCCTTTCAGGTACAACGGATTTCAATATCCAACGCTTCGGGTGCGGACCTGCACAACTATCAGGAACCATCGCAGCACTAAGCGGAGCCGTTGAGGGGGATTCCTACACGGTGCAGTTCTTAGGGAATCAGGGCTTGGGGTCGGTCATCACGACCTTCACGTTCGGCCCCTGCGAGCGGTTCAACTCCATCCCAGTTCACTTCCAAAACAAGTACGGGGGCATTGACTCCTACACCTTTACACTCAAGAACCGCAAGAGAGCCAACATTACCCGGCAGACGTTCGGCTACAACTCGGACGTTTACGCCACTACCACCTACGACAAAGTTTGGGCAGGTGAGTTCGACTACGTTTACGCACTCAACTCGGACTGGCTGACCGATGCTGAATCCGCTTGGCTGATTGAGATGGTCCGTTCCGGGCAGGTATGGCTTGAACTGGATGGCCAGTTGGTTGAAGCCATCGTCAACGCCAACACTTACCAATTCACGACTCGCAGGAACGACCGTCTTACGCAGTTGCAGGTCGAGGTTGCCGTGGCTTACAAGAACAACATCCTATGAGCGTCACGCTGATTGCCTACCCGACTGCTGACTACACCACCGACTTGCAGGCTTGGAATGCGTTCAACGACCGAGCCGATGCCGATGGTGCAGAAAGCAGGGAGGACGCTTGCTACGGATGCCTGTTCTCAACCTTTGCGACCCTTTACGACCAACCCGAACTGGCTTATGTGCTTGACACGATGGGCGAGATTGACATCGCCCTGACCTATTCCATATCCGATATTGAGGACGTAACCAAGCAACGAGGCAGTTTCAGCAAGACGATTCAGTTGCCCAATACGCCCACCAACAGGGAGTGCTTTGGGTATGCCTACAACATCCAGTCCTTTGTGGGTGGATTCCAACCCAACAAGCGCATCCGTGCAGCGATGTGGGAGGATGGGGTGCAGATATTCAGCGGAGTGTTGCAACTCCTGTCAATGGCTAAAATCAAGGGGCAGGTAACTTACGAAGTCGGGCTATTCACGGACAACGTGAGCCTGTTCAAAGCCATCGAGGGCAATATGCTCGTCAACACGGCTGGCGTTACTGGGATGAACCACGTCCCTAATTCGGGCCACGTTTCAGGGACTTGGACTGCAAGCGGTACGGCTTCGAGCGGTTACGTTTACGGCTTGGTTGATTCAGCAGGGTTTAGCGACACCATCGTTCCAACGCAGGGTGCTGGATGGTTTCAAGCCCCTTGGTGGAGGCTCGGTCCTTCCATCTACGTCAAGAAATTAGTGGACCTCATCTTTACCGAGGCAGGGTTCCGTTATTCTTCCAACTTCTTCAACTCAACGACCTTCGGTAAACTTGTTATGCCCTACGCTGCTGGGGTTATGCCTGTAAACCTATCGGGGTCCAATGCTTTCACGCAAAGCAC